CATACTCTATGTCGTGTATGGTGCTGCGGTGTCGTATGGCATCGATATGGAGCCTGTGTTCAATGAAGTGCATCGTTCCAATATGTCCAAAGTTGGTGGGCACAAACGAGAGGATGGAAAGTGGGTCAAGCCAGCCACCTATTCCAAAGCCTGTCTCGAACCAATCATCCAACTACAGCAGGGTGTTCAACGTGTGTTTAACCAAGGAGATTTGTTATGAGTGTAAAATTAGTGGTGTTCAATAACGGACTTCAAATTATGGGTGACCTTGTGGATAAGGACGAAGAGAAGAAAGCAGTCCTCATCAGCAAACCGGTACAGTTGATTATGGTGCCCAATCAGGACCCAGCCGCATCCAAGGGGCAAGTCGGTATGGCATTTGCACCATTTCTGCAATACACCGAAGAGTGGGAGCGTGGTGTTTCGTTTGTTGTTGGGGATATCCTCACGGTAGGTACCCCTCAGATAGAATTGCTGAACTCCTACAACACAACCTTCGGTTCAGGACTATTGTTACCGCCTGGGGTCGGCCGCTAATTAGTGCTTGACACCAGGGCCCTCCTGTGTCATAATGTAGGATGAAATTTTACACGAATGTTGCCTGCCAGGGCAATTACATTTTTTATCGCGGTGTAGAGAACGGTCGGCGAGTACACATGAAGATGGAGTATTCGCCGACTCTCTTCGTCCCCTCCAAGATTCCCAATCTCCCTGTCGAATGGAAAGACTTACAAGGCAACCCTGTTGAACCTATGCGGTTCGATGGGATTTCTGACGCCCGCGAGTTTATCAAAAACTACGAGGACGTAGAGAGTTTTACCATCTTCGGCAACTCTAAGTTTGAATACACCTTCATCGCGGATCAACACCCAGAAAAAGAAATAGAATGGCAACTCGATCATATCGTGGTTGCCTATGTCGATATCGAAGTCGGGTCAGAAGGGGGAATGCCTAACGTCGATACGGCAAGCAATCCTGTTACCGCTATCACTGTCAAGTTTTCTAATGACCCTAAGTATTATGTTCTTGGTTGCGGTCAATATAAACCACACCGCGACGATGTTGAGTATCTGTGGTGCGGGTCAGAGCGTGAGATGCTTGTGAGTTTTCTTTCGTTATGGAAAGAGAAGTCACCTGATATTGTCTCTGGATGGAACATCAAGACGTTCGATATTCCCTACCTGGTGAACCGTATCTCCTGCCTTGAAGGACTTGGAGAGGAGCGAGCCCGTTGGTTGAGCCCTTGGGGTCGTATCACTCGCAAAGAGGATCAATTTTACGGTAAGCCTGTGACCACTTACAGTCTCTTGGGTGTCGCCACGCTGGACTATCTACAACTCTTCCGCAAGTACGCGAAAAACGCGAATCAAGAATCCTACAAGCTAGACGCTATCGCGCATGTGGAACTCAAGGAACGCAAACTCGATTATTCCGAATATGAAACCCTACACAATCTCTACCGCGACAACTACCAAAAGTTTATCGAGTACAACATTCATGACGTAGAGTTGGTTGAAAAGTTGAACAATAAGGGTCGTCTGATTGACCTCGCTATTATTCTAGCCTACGACAACAAGACCAACTACGAAGATTGTTTCATGCAGGTGCGTATGTGGGATGCCATCTGCTACAACTTTTTGAGAGCGAAGGGTATCGTTGTTCCACCAAAGAAGCATACGAGCAAGGATCATGCGTATGAGGGGGCTTATGTCAAGAACCCACTCTGCGGTCTTTTTAAGAACATCATGGGACTCGACCTGACCTCACTCTATCCCCATGAGATTATGCAGTACAACATGTCCCCTGAGACATTGATCGAACCTGAAAATTATACCGATGCGATGCGTGAAGTTTTGGCGCAAGGGGTGACAGTGGATAAGATGTTGGAGCGCAAGCTAGACTTATCAGGATTGGTGGGTTGTACCATCACCCCGAACGGACATTTCTTTGATACGAGGCGCATAGGGTTCTTGCCTGAGATCATGCAGCATATGTTTGAGTCGCGTGTAGTGTATAAAACCAAACAACTCGAAGCTGAGAAAGAGAAGGAAGCGACCACCGATCCAGAGAGACGAAAGGAATTGACCTCCATCATTTCCCGTTATGAAAACCTCCAGCTTGCCAAGAAGGTTGGATTGAACTCAGCCTACGGCGCCTTGGGTAGTGAATACTTCCGGTTCTTCGATATCCGCATTGCTGAGGGGATCACTTTGGCTGGTCAATTGAGCATCCGTTGGATTGGCAACGAACTGAACGCCTATCTCAATGGACTTCTGAAAACGAATAATGCCGATTATGTTATTGCGAGTGATACGGATTCCGTGTACTTGAACCTTGAGCCGTTGGTGAACAAGGTCTATGGCACCCCCGATGGAGTGAAGATAACCACAGAGAAGGTTATCAACTTCATGGATCAGGTGTTCAAAACCAAGATCAAAGGTGTCATAGATACCAGCTACCAAGAGTTAGCCGACTACACTCATGCGTATGCACAGAAAATGAAGATGAAGCGTGAGGCCCTTGCTGACAAGGGTATCTGGACCGCCAAGAAACGCTATATCTTGAATGTGTGGGACAGTGAAGGGGTACGATACAAAGAAGCCAAGATGGTGATTCATGGTTTGGAAGCGATCAAATCATCCACACCGAGTTTGATTCGTGACAAGATCAAAGAGGCACTCAAGATTATCATGAATGGCACAGAAGAGGAATTGATTGCCTTTGTTGCCAAGTTCAAGAAAGAGTTTCGTGAATTGCCTATCAGTGATATTGCGTTTCCCCGCGGTTGCAATGGGATAGATAAGTACATCAACAAAGAGGGGAAGAGGAAAAAAACGTACAACGGATTTGGACCACCCGATGAGGGTAGTTCTATTTATATCTCCGGCACCCCAATTCACGTCAAGGGCGCCCTGATTTATAACCATTGGCTCAGAAAATTACAGTTGGATGGGCAATATGAGATTATTCAGAATGGAGAGAAGGTCAAATTTGTGCATTTGAAAAAAGGCAATATGTTTGATGATACCGTGTTTTCCTTCATCCGCCGTATTCCGAAGGAATTTGAGTTAGAAAAGCACGTTGACTATGACGAACAGTTTGAAAAGACGTTTCGTGAACCCCTAAATATAGTGTTATCTTCGATAGGGTGGAACTCAGAAGTGCAGTTCAATTTGGAGGATTTTTTCTCATGAATAGAAGTGAAGCCCTATTGCTACAAGTTGCCGAGGAAGCCACGGAGGTTGCTCAAGCTGCCTCAAAGTGCATCCGTTTCGGTCCCACCCACACCTGGCCCACCAGACAAGGACAAGCCCGCGAACGTCTCTATCAGGAATTCCTCGAATGTATGGCACTGATTGAAATGTGTCAGGACGAAGGTATCCTACCGGACTGTATCGATGCAAAGGATCGAGCCGCGATTGAAGCCAAGAAAGAGCGGGTGGAACATTTTCTCACCGTCTCAGAGGAATTAGGAACCGTACAATGAAAAAGAATTTCCGACCTGTCGATCTACCGAAGATGGAGTATACCGGTCCGTGTCTGTGTAAACGATGCGGTAAGGAATTCGACTCTTCTGAGCTAATATGTGGGGTTCAGACCAAAGGGCACGACGATTACACCCTCTACGCGCACTGGTATTGTCCTACCGAAAACTGCAACGGTTTCCTCAACAGCGGCGTCTACTTCAAAGCGTCTTTTCACGCTTGATTTTTCCACCCCATTCTGTTATACTGAAAGGATCGAATATGAAATTAACCTATGAGCAAATTGCTGAAATGTGTCATGAGAACAATCGCGCCTACTGTCATGCGATAGGAGATTATTCTCAATCGCCGTGGCGTATGATGCCTGCCGAGATTCGTCACTCTGCAATCAATGGAGTGGAGTTTCATATCAACAACCCGGATTCCACCCCGGAACAGTCGCATGAAAATTGGTGGAAGTTCAAGAAAGAAAACGGATGGGTCTATGGTCCTGTGAAAGATATGGATAAGAAAGAGCATCCATGTTGCGTCCCATACAAAGACCTACCAATCGAACAACGAATCAAAGATTTCTTGTTCGCCGCGGTGGTCGATACGCTCAAAACATTCTAGGAGATTATTATGGCATCAATGATGGAACGACTCAAGAAAACTTCAAGTGTGGAAATCGCAAGCGTCTTGGAAAACTCTGAGGTGTTTGGCGAACGACAGAACATCCCCACCGAAGTCCCGATTATCAACATCGCACTCTCAGGCACCCTCAAGGGTGGACTGACCTCAGGGGTCACCCAGATTGCCGGCCCATCCAAACATTTCAAAACAGGACTCGCCCTGCTCCTCATGCGTTCATTCCAGACCGCGCATAAGGACGGTGCCATTCTGTTTTACGATTCAGAGTTTGGTTCCCCGCCAGCCTACTTCGATACCTTTGGGGTCGACAAGAAGAAAGTGTTTCATACTCCAATCACCGACGTGGAACAACTCAAACATGATATCATGATTCAGTTGGCAGAAGCCAAGCGTGGCGACCCTCTGATGATCGTCATTGACTCTATCGGGCAACTCGCGTCCCTCAAGGAAGTGGACGATGCCCTGGAAGGGAAGTCAGTCGCAGACATGACCCGCGCTAAGGCGATCAAGTCGTTGTTCCGCATGATTACCCCTCACCTCAAGAT